GCTGGTGGACCTACAACAGTTCGAGTCGGTCGCCACACCAAGCCAAACCGGGCCGCCGTACTGGCTGCACATCGATCGGCTCCCAACCCCGACGCTGCGCATCTTCCCGACCCCGGACGTCGCCGACACCGCCACCTACACCATCGAACTGGTGGTGCAGACCTATGCGCCCAACGTGGCGCCGGGCGGGGTGACGGGGACGCAGCCGTCAGGCTCGATCCTCACGAATTTCCGCCAAGCCTGGCAGCGCTGGCTCTGCTTCCAGCTCGCGCACGATCTCGGCTCCGGGCCGATCATCAAGCTCGACGAGCCCTCGCTTAATCGCTTCGGGGCGGTCGCGGCGTCGTCCAAGACGCGGCTCTTGGCCTTCGAGAACCGGGAGCACGACACCAGTCCTCCGATCTGCGATCCGTACATGGACTTCGACGACGACTGCGGGGACGAGCGGTACTTCGGCTGCGGGTCCACTGATTACGGGAACCGCTGGCAATGACTACCATCCGGTTCCCGATCGGCGATTTCCAGCTGGCGAACCCGCTCTATGCGGCGGCGCAAGCCTCGTTCTTCACGGTCGATTCCAGCGGGCACGCCACCACGACGCTCGCCACGCTTTACGCCGACCCGACCAGCGCGGTCACCGCCGCCAACCCGCAGACGCTTGATGCGGTCGGCAAGTTCGTGGCGCCGGTCTATATCGCGCAACCGGTCATCGCATCGGTGACCGGCCCGAATGTGGCGTCACATTCGACCGGCGTCATCGACGCGCGCGGGACATGGAAAGGGAATTGGGCGACCGCGACGCTGTACTTCTCGACCGATTTCCTGGCCGACAGCGTCACCGGCAACGTCTATATCGCGGCCAGTGATTTCACGTCCTCGGCCTCGATCGCGACCGACATCGCGGCCGGCAACCTCGTTCTCGTCGTCGACAAGAGTGTCGTCAACGCAGCGGCCAATAACGCCATCAAGGCTCCGGCGCGCACCGCCACCACGGCGGCGATCACGCTTTCTGGCCTGCAGACGGTCGATGGCGTGGCGCTCGCTTCCGGCGACCGCGTCCTGGTCAAGAACCAGGCGGCACAGGCCACGAACGGCACCTACAATGCAGCCGTCGGCGCATGGGTGCGCACGAGCGATTTCAACGCCAGCGCGCAGCTCGCGGCCGGCGCGCTCGTGTTCGTCAATTCCGGCACGCTCAACGGTCAGACCATATGGGCCTTGAGCGACACCGATCCGGTGGTGCTCGGCGCCACGGCGCTGACGTTCGTGCAGCAGGCCGTCATGGTCGGCAGCGCGCCCATCACTGGCGGCAGCAGCACGGCCACCAGCTACGGGCTGCTCTATAATAAAAACGGCACATTGGGGGACACCGCCACCTCTCCGGGACAACCGATCACGCTAAACGGGGGTCCGCTCGTTCTCAATGCGAGCGGGGCTCCTATGTCGAGTTGGGCGTCCGCCCCTTCGACATACTTCGGGAGAGCGCCCAACCTGATCTTGTCCGCGGCGGAGGATAGCGGGACACAGGGCGAAGCTATCTTGCTTTTCGACACGTATGGCGCGAACGCGCAAGGCACTCTTTTGTTCGCCAAGAGCGGAGGGGGAGGCGTATTTACGGGGTCAGTGGCGGGCACGACCCTGACAATTAGCTCGGTTCAGTTCGGCAGCCTCGCGGTCAACCAGGTCGTGATGGTCGCAGGGGTTCCAGCGGGCACGACCATCTCCGGGCTTGGTACGGGTAGCGGAGGAGCCGGAACCTATACGTTGAGCGCTCCGGGAACCGTGGCGGGCGGCACGTCGATTCTAACTAATGACTCTCCGCTCCACCCCTCGGCGGTCATAAATAACGAGCTTCTGGGCGCGATCATTTGCGCCGGATGGTACGGCTCCCCCGCGACGCGCACGTTCCAGACGGCCGGCATTGAATTCAACTCCAATGGCGGCGATTGGAGCAGTACCTCGTGGCCGACATCTATTGATTTCTTCACGACTTCTGTCGGATCGGCAACCCCGCTGTTCAGGTTCTCCATAGCAAGCAGCGGGGAGTGGATCGAGACCCTGGACGGGCTCGGGCTGACGACTGTTGACGGTGGGGTTATCCGGAATACGGCTGCGGCGACCGCAGGAGTAGCAGCGCAGGTAAGCCCAAGGTTGCGCTTCTCTGGCCAGATTTGGACAGGGGCGGCAAGCCAGACGCAAGATTGGACAATACACAATCTGCCCGGCAGCGGAACCGCCGGCGCTTTGTTCTTCAATTACCAAAACAACACCGGCGGCTACACGACCCAAGCTCGCCTGACTTCTGGCGGCGTCTTCAATGTCTTGACGGGCTTCGAGATCGGAGGCGCGGCGGCCCTCGGAAACGTCCTGCGCGGCGATGGAACGAATTTCGTCGCCGCCACTACGGCCACCCTTTTGGCAGATTTGAAACCCTCGCGCTACGTGGGCGGCGTCGCCACGGCGGTTAATTTCAATTCCGCCAACACCGACACTGCGATTACGATCCAGTTGCCTGCCGGCGCAACCAGCTATCAAGTGCTCTCAGTCAAGATTGCCAATCCGAGCGCTTCGCTCTCCACCTCGACGTGGGGCCTATTTTCGGCGACGGGAGGCGGCGGGACCGCCATCTTCGCCGCCGGACAAGCCAACACCGTCACGACGGCCGCCGCCAACACGAATAACAATTCGATGCTTGCTGCCCCCGCCACCGCCGGCACTCAAGCCTACAATTTCGCGACGTTGCAGTTCCGAGTAGGCACCGCGCAGGGCTCCGCCGCGACCGCCAACGTCATGATCGAAATCGCGCCGATCTACTGATGAGGATGATGTTCCATGCCATCGGTTAGAATCGCAGCCTTCGATACCTGGCGACAGGGCTATGCCCTCGCCAGCGTGAGCGTGCTGCAGGCCGGAACGTCGGTGCCGGCCTTGATCTTTTCGGACGAGGCGCTCACCCAGCCGCTGACCAACCCCGTCACCCTGGTGCAGAAGACCGACGCACAGGGCAACGGCTACGGCAAATTCGCGCAGCCGATCTACGTGGGCGTGCCCTTTTATTTGCAGATCAATTCGATCGACACGACCGGGGTCGAGCGGCCTCCGCTTACCACGCTCGACGGCCAGGACGCGCAGGACGCCACGGTCATCGTGACGGGTGGAACGCAGGCGAACTCGCTCGACGACATGCTGGCGCGCCGCATCGACGTGCGCGACTACGGCCCTTTTCTCTCCGTCGGCGCGCAGGGAGCCTCGTCCTCGACCAACAACGCTACGCTCGTATCCGCTCTGGGCGTGGCGGGTGCCGCATCCGGCGGCTACGTCGAATTGCCGGCCGGGTTCTATCAGGTCACAAATTTCACCATTCCCCAAGGCACGGTCATGCGCGGGCAAGGCCGGGGCGCGACCACGCTGCAATCGAACGCCGCCGGCAAGGTCGCCACCATCGGCGGCGTTCGCGCCGGCATCTCGCGGCTGACCCTCGACGGGATCAGCCTTGTCACTAATTCGATCGGTCTGTTCGCCGCCAATATCGACCAGATCGTCATCGACGACGCCGAGATCAAGCGGTTCGATACCGGCATCTATTGCCAGGGCGGGCTCTACTCCGACTGGCGCGAGCTTTGGATCTCGAACTGCAACACCGGTTACAAGTGCTATGGCGAGAACGCCTTGGGCCTAGGCAGCGCCAGGAGCTTCAACCGCTGGTACGGCGGGAATGTCGATACCTGCACGACCGTCGGGGTCGACATCAAGAACGTCGACTTGGTCTGCCTCTACAATCTTTTCCAGGGGATCGACTTCGACACCAATACCGGCACGGCGGTGTCGATCACGAGCGCCCGCTTCACGACGCTGCGCGATTGCGAATGGAACTCCAATATCGCCGACCTCGCCGTCGCCGACAAATCCCCGTCGAATCCCAACAGCAACGTCATCGGCCTCGAAGTCTTTGACTGCTCGCTCTCGACCGGAACGATCAGCATCGTCGGCAATGCCGAAAACATCGTTTTCAAGCGATCCATCCTCGACACCGTCACGGTGACGCTGACGGCGCCGGCGCACAACATCGTGGTAGAGGACTGTCTTGAGACCAACACTGCCATTGGCGGCACCGCCACCGCCTGGACCCGGAAGAAATCCGACGGCCGCGGGCAGACCTTCGGTCTCACCACCGGAAACGCCGCAACCGAAGCCTGGCATATCGTGCTCAAGTCGGGGCAGAAGGTCTACCTCGAAGCCAAGGTCGTCGGCCGCCAGCGCAACGGCATCAATACCGGGTTCTATCACTTCGCGATCTCGGCCGGGCGCCCCGGCGCCACGCTTCTCTACGACACCCAGACCGCCAATTACACCGTCGGCAACGTGCTGACCGGCGGCACCAGCGGCGCCACCGCGCGCATCACCGCCGACAGCGATAGCGGCACCACCGGCACGCTGACCTTGCAGGACATCGTCGGGACGTTCCAGGACGACGAGACCATTACCGATGGTGCGGGCGGTTCCGCGCTCGTCAACGGCACGCTCTCGGAAAGCACCGCGGCCGTGATCGGATCGGAAGCCGACATTCGCGCCGACCAGGAAACCAACGCCAATTGGGACGCGGCTTTCGCGGCCAATGGGAACCAGATCGAATTGCGCGTTACGGGCGACACTTCGCAGACGGTCGAATGGACCGTGGACGTGGACGCCGTGATCGTCGGCTGATGTCCGAAAACTGGAAGCCGCTCGATCTCAGCAAGGCGCTGTTCGCTAATCTCGACGAGGACGCCGTCGTCGGCTACCAGACCGCGATCGAGAATGGCTTCGTCAATGAATTGGGCGGGCACAGCAGGTTTCCTGGCCTGGGTGCGCCCTTCGTCAATCTCGGCGGCAATGCCCGGGTTTATCTGAGCGACTTCGACGGCGATCTCATCGCCGCCACCAGCCAGGGCAAGGTGTTCCGCATCGATCAGTCCGGCACCGCGACCGATGCGACCGGCGTTCCGGTCTCGGGTGGTCGGCGCGTCATCTTCGCGCGGACCGACCGCGAATTGCTGATGGCGGCGGGCGGCCCGATCATCCGGCTGCGCAACGTCCAAACCGAACTGCTATCCGTCAACGCCCCGCTCACCACCCATGTGGGCTGGATTCAAGGGTTCACGGTCGCGATCGAGATCAACTCGGAGCGGTTCTTCAATTCAGGCGCCGGGACGCCCGATCAATGGGACCCGCTCGATGTTTTCGCGGCGGACGGCACGCCGGAGAACATCAAGAACCTCATCATCACACCGTTTGCCGAATTGCTGCTCGGCGGCGACACCCATATCGAGCAGTTCGAGCGGTTGCCGACCGGCACGGTTCCGTTCTTCCGCCGCTGGTCGGTCGGGGACGGGATGAAGCTGCCTTACGTATGTCTATTTGCCGACAATGCGGTGTGGACGATCAATTTCTTGAACGAGTTCATCCGGTTTTCCGGGCAGGTTTCCACCTCGGCGTCGGCCGAGATCGGGAAGCTGCTCGAGCAGATCGATGATTGGTCGGATGCCTGGCTGGGAGGCTATCCGGATCGGCCGCTCCATATCGTCGGGCAGAAGTTCATGCTGCTCCAGGTGCCCAACGCCACCAACCCCTACGGCACCAAGGGCATCACGCTCCTTTACGACTACCGGGCAAAGAAGTTCACCACGCTCTACGATTGGGATACCGCCAACGGCGTGCCGGCACGGTGGCCGGGGTGGTCGCACTGGACGCTCTGGAACCGGGTGTTCGTCGGCGGTGAAGGCAAGATTTTCGAGCTGAAGGACGGCGTCTACAACAACGGCGGCAACCTGCAGCGCTGGCTGGTGCGCACCGCGCACATAGCCGAAGGCAATGCGCTCCAGGTCAAGGATTTCCGCCTGCAGGTGGTGCGCGGCATCGGCGGCAGCGCGACGGCTCCGACCATCCGGGTGCGGTGCTCGCGTGACGGCAATCCGTTCGGACCGTGGATCACACGCACGCTCGGCAAGGCCGGGCAGCGCTTGCAGATGATCCAGTTCGGCGGGTTCGGCAACGGCTCGCATTTCCAGTGGGAAATTTCGAGTGCCGACGATTGCAAGGTGAACCTCAAGAAGGCGGAAGTCAAAACCTCGCCGCTCGGACATTGACGTGGCGACGAAATTCAGCGCCCCGCCGAAACCGCCCCGCCTCACCGGCGATTACAAGGCGGACGTGGTTAGCCTCAATAACTGGCTATGGGCGTTCTTCAGCACGACAGTCCTTGAAAGCGGCCTGCTCGATCCGGCGTTTCAATCGAATGCCGGAATCTTCGATCCGGCGCATTTGCCCGATCCGAGCGCGACCAGCATTGCCAAGGCGCAAGACACCGCCAATCATGCCTATGCGGGCGTGACACGGGCGGCGCTGTTCGAAGGCAATGCCACGCTTGCCGATCCGAATAATGTGCTGACTTTCACGCTCGCGACCCCGATGCCGAATGCGAACTACCACGTCATCCCGGTTCCGGCCGGCTTCACCGGCTCGCCCGGGGCGAGCGCGTTCATCCCTATTAGCATCACGAAAACTGCGGCGAGCTTCACCATCACATTCGCGGCGGCGCCTGGGGGCGGCAACACCGTCACCTTCGATCTCATCGTCTTACCGAGTGCGTCCTGATGGCCCAGCAATCCAACCCGACCGGCGGCACGTCCTACGCGGAGAACAATCTCCCGCAATTCACCGGCGGCTCGATCGATCCGGTTACCGGCAATCTGGTGCCGCCCGGCGCAGCTGGCGTATCCACATCATCGACCGGACCAGGCGCGGCGCAAGCTCCACCCTCGGCACCGCCGCCGCAGTCGTCGACCACGCAACTCGGGCAGATCAGCGCCGATAGTCCGCCACCGCCTTCCACCGGGCAATTGCTCACCCAGGCCGGCAAGGGCCTCGCCAATGCGAGCGCGCCTTATGTGGGCGCGACACTCGGCGGCTCGATCGGGAGCCAGGTCGGCGCCGGAGTCGGCGCGGGCGATGCCGCGCTCAACACCGCCGGCAACATCGGCACCGTGCTCAAGTCCGGCTATTCGCCGGCCGCCAACGCGGAATCTGGCGTCGCCTCGATCGATAGTTCGCTCGGTAGCGCGATCGGTTCCGGCATTGGCGCCGGCGTCGTAACCGCTGGTGTCGGCGCGCTCACCGGCGAGCAAATGAAGACTTACCTGCCGCGCGCGGCCGAATCGGGCGCCGGCGCCTATGTCGGCAGCATCGCGGGCGGTGCGCTCGGCTCTATCCTCGGTCCCGCCGGCGCGGCCGCTGGCTCCGCGATCGGCAGCGCGGCCGGCTCCTACCTTGGCCCCGTCATCGCCAAGGACATCGGCCCCGTCGTCCAGAAAGACGTCATCAACCCGATCAACCGCATCGCGTCGGGCGTCGGAAAATTCCTTTCCCGTATCTTCTAACCGAGAGGTTTGCGTATGTATCCGCAGCAGCAGCCGAGCCCGCAGTCCCAGCCGCAAGGCGCCGCGCCGGGCGCCGGTCCCGCACCAGGCGGCGCCCCGCAAGGCCAGATGCACCCGGAAGTGGCCGCGAATCTCAAGCCCGACGATCCGGTCCAGGGCTATCTCCTGCAGAACATCGACCAGCTTTCGGATCAGGAAGTGGCCGCGCTGCGGCAGGCGCTCGGATCGAACCCGCCGCTGGCGCAAGTCTTGACCAAGATTGCGCCGTGCGTTGGCTTCGTGTGGCAGAAGCTCGCGGGCGGGGGCGGGCAGGGCGCCCAGCCGCAACCGGGCGGAGCGGCACCAGCGCCAAGCGGCGCACCGCCAGCGCCGATGCCGCAGCCCGGCGGCGGCGGACCGCAGCGTCCCGCCACCCAGCTCGGCCAGATGCA